GGCGAGGTCTTGTACCCCGTGTCCGATGTGGAGGAGACATAGTGCCGTGACCCCGTGAAGCTCACAACGCTCCCCACTTCCAGTGTCCCGTCCACTTCCCCCGTCCCCTTGGATGCGGCGGCGTCCAGTACCCCGTCCAGCCATTTGGCAAGCCATATCCCCTCCCGGTCCTGCAAGGTCAGCTGGAGGTCATCCGCCTCCCCGTCCTCACTGTCCGTGTAGGATAGGCTTTTGAGATAGGGCTTGATGTCGCTTGTCACGTCCACCCCGTTAAAGCTCACCTGGGCCGTCGCCCGGCGAGCTTGGTCCACCCGGCTCATCCGACCCCCCGCTTCCAGGGCGGTGCCTTGGTGTCCGTCTCCCCGGTTTTCACCGTGGGAAGCTCCAGCACCACCCCTGCCGGGAAGGTGTAGTAGCCTAGCTTGTCCCGGTTCTTCGCCATCAGCTCCCCGGTATAGGCTGTGCTCCCCAGGGCTTTATAGGCGATCTGGTCCCACATATCCCCCTGAATGGTGGTATAGGTCCCCATGTGCTCCTCCCCTTCCCTCAGTAGTCCCTCGGCACGGCGTGATAGGCCCGGTTCCGTCCCCCCGCCGCCTGCTCCCGGCTCAGCTGCTTTACTTTGCCGTCCCAATATTCGATATTTTTCCGCACGTCCCCCAGGTCCGCCATGGTTAGCTGCTGCTCCCCCAGCTTGTAGCTCTGGTGGGTGGTGATCTCCAGCTCCGCCTCCAGCCATGCGTCCAGGTGCTTTTGCGCCTCTCTCAGGGTAATGCCATAGCTTCTCTTTCTTCTCATGCTGCCGCCTCCTTACTCTTCCGATAGGCCCGCTCGCCGGACCCGTCTTTGCTTTCTTGCCTTTGGCCGCTCCTCCATAGGCTCCAGGGGGAGGTGGGCAATTTCCATGGCCGCCGTTGCGTAGTTGCGGATGTCCAACGGTTCGTTCCGCCGGAATCCCTGGTTCTTCAACACCCACGCTGTTGTGGCCCGCCCCTTCTTGTAGGTGACCACCCGCTTCTCCGCCGTCAGGCCCTTGTAGTAGTTCTCGTCATACCCCCGGCCCTGTGGGAAGTGGCAATACCCCGGCCCCGGCGTCTCCACCTTCAGCCGGTCATAGATGAGGACCTTCCCAATGTCCACGCCCAGGATGAACAGAGGCACCTTCACCCGGTTATTCTTGGATGGGTTGTTGATGAATGGGACGTCCATGCCTCCCTTGCCCTTGATGGCCCACACGTTCCGGCTCCATCTCTCCTTGCAGAAGCGGTAGACTTCGTTGGAGAAGTGGCCGCCTGAATCCATGCAGGTGGCCGACAGGTGAAACTCTGCCCCGTCTGCCCGGGCGTAGGTCCGTAGGAGCTGCTTATCCAGCATCTCCCACACCTCCGGCTGCTTCAGGTCCCCGTAGATGGCCCCCTTCTCGATGCCCCAGGACTCTTTGCCCATTCCCCAGCCCACCACTTCGTACTCAAAGCGGTCATCCTGGGTGTCCACCCCGCAGGTGAGGGCCACCACCCCATCCGGCACGTATGCACTGTATTCCTCCGCCCGTCCCATGAGCTCGGCGTCGTCCAGCTGCACGCCGTCCTCATCCCAGGTCTCCGCCAGCACCGTGTTGGTCCAGGTTTTCAGCGGCTCCCGGTTTCCGTTCTTGGCCTCATCGCTGGCCTTCAAAAAGTCCTCCACGATCTTCTCCCAGGTGGTGAAGGTGGAGGATAGGCCGTTGACAAAAAATCCCCTGGTCTTTCGGCGGGGAAACTCTGCCACATACTTCCCCTTCGCAAACTGCTCCCGCCACTCGTACTCCTCCGCCTCCGCTCCGCAGAACTCGCACTTGTGGCGCACCGTTCGGTCTGTCCCCTCCCGGAATCCCGCCTTGTCAAAGACGATCTTCCCCCAGGTCATTGGCTGATACTTCCCGCATTTTGGGCAAGGCACGTTCCAAACCTCTTTGGTGGAATGCTCATACTCTGCCTCGATCTTGGAGAATCCCTTGATGGTCGGCGTGGACGTGATGACCTCTTTGCTGTTCCAGAAGGTCGTCATTCTCTTTTCCGCCAGCAGCAGCGGGTCTCCCTCAATGCCCGCCGAGGCCGGGTAGCGGTCTATCTCGTCCGCAAACAGTCCCCGGATGGGGCGTGAGGCCAGGGCCGCCGGGGAGTTTGCCCCCTGTATGGCGATATACCCTCCCGGGAACTGCTTCTCCAGGATGGTGTTGTTCCGGTCCCTGGACCGCTGGCTGGTCAGCTCGCTGAGACACGGCGTGTCCCGCAGCATGGGGGCCAGCCTGTTTTTGGAGAAGGTCTCTCCCATCTCCACTGTTGGCTGTAGTGCCATCAGGGGGGAAGGCTCGTTGTGCATATAGTACCCGATGCCGTTCAGGATCACACAGTCCGTTTTCCCGGTCTGACTTGCCCACATCAGCACCACCTTCCGGGTGTGTACGTCCGTGATGGCGTCCATGGGCGTCCGCTGATAGGGTGCCCGGTCCGTGTGCCACCGCCCCGGCTCCGCCGACGCCTCCGAAGAGAGATAGCGGTATCTGTCCGCCCACTCAGAGAGATTGATGTTGGGCGGCGGCTCCAGGCTTTTGAACAGCTTCTGGAATAGGTCGTATGTCTCCCGGCGGATTCCCGCTCGTTTGGCCTTCTTTGCCGTGTCCATTTTTTCAGCCCCAATTCAAACCGTCCATCCAGTTGCTCCCCACCTGGGGCACCTGCCGCTCTATGGTCGGTACGCTCCATACCGTGGATATTTCCCCCATGTGGTAGCACTCCATATCATCCGGGTAAATGAGCCATTCAAAGGGCCACAGCAGCTCAAAGCTCTTGCCCACCACCATGACGCTCTCCAGCTCCCGCCGGATGGTCTGGATGATGTGCATGAGCTGAAGTCTCCCTTCCAGCTTGTTCCGGTTGAAGATGGTAATGACGATGCGGATACTCACCTTTCCCCCCAGCTGTCCGTCCTCTCCCCGCTGGTCCTTCCCGTTCAGCGGCTGGAGCAGCAGATGGGGCACCGATTCGTCGTCCTCGTCCGGGTCGTCCATCACCATCTGTCCCACCCGGATGGGCCGATAGGGCGGCACGTCCCCCCGCTTGGAGTTCTTCACCGGCAGCCGGTACTCTTTCAGCTTCTCTTGCAGAAACCCTTGCAGGGCGTCCATCAGGTCCTCCATGGTCTGCCCTTCCAGCGGCCCAATGGCGGCCCCCACCGGCCTACGCTCCATACTCTCCATTCTGCCCGTCCTCCTCGTCGTCTTTGAACAGGCCCCCCAGGTCGGAAAGCTCCTGAAGCGCCTCATCTGTCACCTGTTTCAGCAGGTCGAAAATATCCTCTTGGCTGTTGATCTTGGCGCACTGGGGCGCCACCCTGGCCGGGATAGACCGTATCTTTGCCTTGAAGGAGGTGAGGATTCTGGCAATGACAAGCTCGATGTCCTCCGTGGTATGCAGGTCCTTCTCCCGGATAGATAGGTCGTGCTCTGCGTTCTTCCGCTTGACCCGCATGAGCCTTGCCCGCTCGGTGGCATAGTCGGCGCTCTCCCTGGCCTCCCCCTGCTTCTCCATGCTGGCAATGACCTCCCGGGCCGATTCCTCCAGGGTGAACAGTCCATTGTCCGCTCTTCCCTCCCGGATGACCCCCGCCCGGGCCAGCGTATTCACCCGGTCCTCACCGATCCCCAGCACTCTCCCCAGCGCCTTCGCCGTGTAATATTTCATCTTTTCCTCCTACTCGTTTCAACCCCTTTTGGCTGTCAGGGGACCGCTGGCTGCTACAGCGGTCCCCTCCGCCTAGCCTGTCTTTCCAGGCCGCCACAGAAAAAAGGAGGATCACACCGGCGGGTATTCCCCGCCATGCTTCATTGTACTTTGAAAAATCGGCAATGGACGGCAATCTTTCCGCCCTCTCCCGTTCCCCCGCCTCCCAACCGTTCTGATTTTCCGAACAGTCCGCCCTCCCTTCCCGTCCGTCCCGTCCTATTCCCCTTTGCTCGTCCCCCTGCTCCAACCACCACCCCGCCCTCTTCCATCCCCCTCTGCTCCCGGCGGCGCCCGTCCCTCTGCCGCTCTTTTTTCGCCATACCCCCCTCAAATTTTTCCCGATTTTTCAGGCAAATTTTTCTTCGACCCTAGGCAACCCTTGGGCCGCTCCGGGACCCGGAGGCGGGTACCCCCCGCCGGGAGGACCCACCGCCGTCTCCGGCGGCCATACTGTATCGCCCGTGCGTATAGATAGCGCCTCCCAGGCGTCCCGGCTCCAGCGGCGCCGCTTTACGCACGTGCGCCCGGGCGCCCGTGTGCGTGAGCGTGTGCCCTGGCCACGCCGAAAGCCGCCGCCCCTGCTGCTGATCTCACCGCCTCCAGCTCCTCCCGGCTGTCTCCACCGGCGGCCTGCCACCGGCAGCGGCGAGGGTTTATGCGTCGGTGTCTATATGCCTGGTAGCTAGTATATATAATCCCCTATAGCCCCCCAAACCGGCTTTTCTCGGCCCCCGCCCCCCGGAAGGGCGCCGAAAAAATTTTTTTGAAAACCCTTGACAACGGCACGGCAACGTGCTAACATGAAGCCAAACCGAAGCACGGCAACGTGCCAACGGACAAACGAAAGGAGAAAGCAACATGACAAACAACCAAATCATCTACGAGACCGCCAAGGCCACCGGCCTGACTGACGCCCAGCTCCTGGCCCTGATGGAGGCCAACCACGGCGACCTCCCCTACCACACATACGAAGAGTGGAGCCGCCGAGGCTATCACGTGAAGGCCGGTGAGAAGGCCCTATTTGCCGCCGCCCTCTGGAAGTACACCGACAAGCCCACCGCCGCCGCCCGCCAGGAGGCCGAGATTGAAGGCGCCGACCAACCGGAAGGCTGCGGCCACTACTACCGGAAGCTCTCCTACCTCTTCGGTGCCCATCAGGTGGAGGCCGACGCCCCCACCCCTGCTCTCCCCGACCTGCTCCAGCAGCTCCAGCAGCTCCCCGGCGTCACCGTCGCCGTGAACGGCGCCCAGACCGCTTCCCCCGTCGTATGGCTGGAAGGCAACACCGCCGCCCAGGCCGACGCCATAAAGAGCCTGGGCGGGCGCTGGTCCAAGAAGAAGCAAGCCTACTTTTTCCGCCCCGCCTGCCAAGCCTGAAGCACCAGCGGACACCCCAGCAGGGCCGCACCGCTCAAAGCGGCCCCGCCCCAGAGGCTCAAAGCCCCATCAAATCAAATCGAAAAGGAGATAACACCATGAAAACCACCTCCCCCATCTACACCTCCGCCCTGCCCCGTGCCATCAAGACCGCCGACGTCATCTACTGCCACGTCCCCACCGACGGCGGGCGCCTCCAGATCACCACCGGCACCATGATCCTGACCATGACCCGGGACGAGTACAACGACTATGTTCTCCCCATCGTCAAGGCGGAGCCGGGCGAGTGGAGATGGACCGCCGCCGGTGGCACCGGCGCTGACGACTCCGGCCGCTTCTCCGACATCTTCAG